AATTACAGTTGAGCAAGAATATCCTGATGTTAAAATCGAAACCAAGATTTTGACTAAGTTGTTTGCAAGCCTTAGCATCAATGACAAAGCATTTGCAGAAAATCTTGTGAAGTGGGCTGATATCATTCGTAAGACTTTCGAAGAAGGTGCAATTGATGAATTGATTTCCACTCGCCGTCTGTCTCACATTGCCGAAGCATACACCATCTTCAACGATAAGATGGAAGCAATCAAGTACTGTATCAATCGTTTCGATGGCGAAACAAAGACTGCATTCCTTGACTTGTACAGTAAGATTGATGCTGGTATCGATCCAACTGCGGAAGTGAAGTCCGAAACAATTACGGATGATGTTCCGTTCTAAATCTCCTTGGCATAATTGAAAATATGCCTTTTGAGGCCACTTGACGTGGCCTCTTTTTTTATATATAATAGTGAGATAATTTTATTAAACATGGAGAAATTATGCAATTTGAGATTGATATTCAAAAACTAAGAACCAAGAAACTTTTTATCGCAACACCAATGTACGGTGGACAATGCCATGGTTCTTACACTAAAGCAATTACAGACCTTATGGTTATTTGTACCAAATATGGCATCGAGGCTAAACTGTTTTTCATCTTCAACGAATCACTAGTGCAACGTGCTAGAAATTATTTGACAGATGAATTTGTTCGTAGTGGTTACGATCATATGATTTTTATTGATAGCGATATTCACTTTGAGCCTCAAGATGTTTTAGTGATGATGCACTTTGCGGCAACCCGTGATGATATGGATGTTGTTTGCGGACCATATCCAAAGAAAGCAATTTCTTGGGAGAAGATTAAAGTTGCAGTTGACAAGGGTTATGCAGATAAGAATCCAAATCAATTAGAAGAGTTTGTTGGCGACTATGTTTTCAATCCAGCTGATGGTGTAACACAATTCCGAGTTGATGAACCAATTGAAGTAAAAGAAAGCGGCACAGGTTTCATGTTGATTACCCGTGAAGCACTTCAAAAATATGACAAAGCATTCCCAATGCAAAGCTACAAACCAGATCATGTGCGTACTGCAAACTTTGATGGTAGCAGAGAAATCATGGCATACTTTGATTGCGTTATTTGTCCAGACACAAAACGTTATCTTTCAGAAGATTACATGTTCTGTCAATGGATGCGTAAAGCTGGTGGCAAAGTGTGGTTACTTCCATGGATGCGTTTGAAACACGCTGGTAGTTATATCTTTGGCGGTTCTTTGCAAGCACTTGCGGCTATCAATGTTTCACCAACCGCTGGTGATGATGTTATGAAACGAACTTCATCTCAGAACCTAAAATGATCGACTATCGTTATAATGAAGATAAGACTTTAGCGGAACTGAAGTCTTACATCGACTCAACATACGGGCAACATTATTCCCGTGACAAATTTCAAGCGACAGAATTTATCATTGATGGTGGACATGGTGAAGGATTCTGTATTGGAAACGTGCTGAAATATGCACAAAGGTATGGCAAGAAAGATGGAAGAAATCGTAAAGACTTGCTAAAAATTATACACTATGCTATAATCATGTTACACGTACATGACTTAAATGAAGGAAATGAAAATGAAATTAAGCGAATCAACAATCAACGTTCTTAAAAACTTTGCGGCCATTAATGCTGGTATGCAATTCAAAGAAGGCTCAGTAGTACGAACAATCTCTAAAGGACAAAACGTACTTGGCAAAGCTACCATAACAGAAACATTTGAAAAAGATTTTGTCATCTATGACTTGAATCGATTTCTTTCGCTTTGCAGTTCTTTAACTGATCCTGAGATTGTCATCAATACTGATGCAAATAATCTTACAGTTAAATCTGGCACATCGAAAACTATATACGGACTTGCAGATGAGTCTATGATTGTAGCACCTCCTGCAAAAGAGTTGAAGATCGAAAACTGTGAAGTGAATTTTAGACTGACAAAAGACGATATGAATCAAGTATTGAAAATGTCTGGCATCTTAGGTCTTCCAAACATTGCTGTTGTTGGTGATGGTGAAAGCGTTTCTCTCTCTGCACTAGATGTTAAGAATAGTGATTCTGATAGCTTCTCAATCAAAGTCGGTGAAACTTCATCTAATTTCAAAATGATTTTCAATACAGAAAATCTCAAGATGGTGCCTGGTAATTATGATGTTGCAATTTCATCTAAAGGTATCTCACACTTCAAACATGTGACAGACCAAATTGAATATTGGATTGCTACTGAAGCTGGCTCTAAGTACGAAGGTTAATATTATGAGTAACGTGATTGTTCCGTCTTCTCCAGAAGATCGTAAAAAGATTCTGGATGCACTTGTCGAAATTTCAAATTCACTCACTCGCATTGAAGCCGAACGTGATTTGATTAAAGACATTCTTGTTTCAGTTGAAGATAAATTTGAGTTGCCTAAAAAGTACACTCGCAAACTTGCAAAGATTTATCACAAACAAAACTTCACCGAGATTCAACAAGAACAAGATGATGTTGAGTCCCTTTATGAGAGTGTGGCTAAGTAACACTCGCTTGCATTCTAACATGCAATGTGTTAGAATATATTTTTATGTTATGATAAGGTGAATACATGCTACAAGATTTCTTGTGGGTCGAGAAGTATCGACCAAAAACTGTTGAAGACACAATTCTTCCAGCAGACTTAAAGGCTACGTTCCAACAATTCGTTGACCAAAAGAACGTTCCCAATCTAATTCTTACGGGTGGTCCTGGCGTTGGTAAAACTACTATCGCCAAGGCTATGCTCGAAGAACTTGGATGTAATTATATTGTTATTAATGGTTCGATGAACGGCAACATCGATACCTTGCGAAATGAAATTAAAAACTTTGCCTCAACTGTATCATTCTCAGGTGGTCGCAAATATGTTATTCTTGACGAAGCTGATTATCTCAATCCGCAATCTACTCAACCCGCACTCAGGAACTTCATGGAAGAGTTTTCTGCTAACTGTGGTTTTATCCTTACTTGCAACTTTCTTAATCGTATCATCGCCCCTCTTCACAGCAGGTGCTCCGTTGTACAATTTAAGATAAACGCCGCAGACAAGCCAAAACTTGCTGGTCGTTTTATGAAACGTATGACTGGCATTCTACAAAAAGAAAATGTAGAATTTGAAGAGAAGGTTGTTGCTGAACTTATTATGAAACACTTTCCTGATTGGAGACGTGTCCTTAATGAACTGCAACGCTACTCTGCTACAGGTAAGATTGATACTGGAATTCTTGCAAATATCTCAAGTGACAATTTCAAGTCATTAGTTGATAGATTGAAAGCAAAAGACTTCACAGGTATGCGTAAGTGGGTTGCAGAGAATCTAGACAATGAACCATCAGTATTGTTCAAACGAATCTTTGACAATAGCAATGAATGCTTGAAGGCTGATTCTGTTCCACGTATGGTTCTATTGCTTGCTGACTATCAATACAAGTCTGCATTTGTCGTTGACCAAGAAATTAACTTTGTCGCTTTCTTAACTGAAGTGATGGTTGACTGTGAGTTTAAATGATGAAAACAGTATTGACAAGAGAACAGAAAATTGAAATTCTGGGTAAGATTGGTGAGAAATATGTAGGCAACTATCTTGCTAAAAATCGAAAAGTCGAATTCTCATTAGACAACTTTGATTCTGAAAAAGATTTGATTGCTGATGGCAAGACTGTTGAAGTCAAAGTCGGCACACCATTCATTACTGAAGGCGCAATTGCATTCAAGAAAAGCCAGTTGACAAAATGTAGAAGTGTTGATGAATTTTATTTTGTTACTATTCCTGCACCCAAATATCATTACAGATGGAGTGGTTGGTTGTTTCGCATTGAAAACAATTTCAAATGTAAAGTTAGAAACATCACACGATCAAATGGATGGATTGATGAAATGGTATTAGTGCCTATTGAACAAGACGCAGTAATTCCAATGTTTAAAGTAGAAGATTCTGTCATTAATGAAATGATGAAGTACACCACATCAAAGTACTAATATGACACCATTTGAATATCTAAATGCTATCAATCAATCAAAAGAAAACTTGATGGTTGGCACCGACAATGATGAACTTGCCGAAAAAACGTACAATGCGTACATCGTTAATAAAGGACTATCTTACTTCTCAGACACCATACTCTATGCAAATGAGATGAATCTCCGACATCTTCTAGAAAATAAACCTCAATTTTTGTATTTACTAAATACCATTAGACCACGAAAACGCTTCAGCAAGTGGTTTAAGAATGAAATAGTTGAGGACATTAATGTGATTTCAGAATATTTTGGCTATAGTTATGCTAAAGCCAAACAAGTGCAGAATCTCATAACCTCTGACCAGCTTAAAATCATGCGACAAAAAATAGAAAAAGGTGGCTTGAAGTCTAAGGAGAAAAAGAATGGCGGTGAACATTGAAGACTTACTTGAAGTAAGATTAAAACAGGAAGACGATTTTCTTAAAGTGAAAGAAACATTGACAAGAATAGGTGTAGCATCTAGAAAAGATAAAACTCTATATCAATCATGTCATATTCTACACAAAAAAGGTAAATATTATATTGTACATTTTAAAGAATTATTTGCATTAGATGGCAAACCAACTGACTTTGAAGAGAACGATTTAGCGAGAAGAAACACAATTGCAAAGTTATTGGCCGAATGGGGATTAATTGAAATTGTCCCTAGAGCAACAAATGTTGAAGAACCTATTGCACCATTGTCTCAAATCAAAATCATATCTTACAAAGAAAAAAATGAATGGCTCTTAACTGCCAAATATAATATTGGAACTAAAAAACGAGAAGACGATTACCCGTCAACCAGTCAACGCTAATCACTTGACAAACGTTGTATAATATGAGATAATGTTATCTCAAAACAAATTAGGAGATTCTATGAAATCCATTAAAGCATTGATAGCAGTAGCATTAACTACTCTCTCCCTAGTTGCCGTTGCGGCAGACAAACCAGCAGAAAAGAAACCTGCTGATAAACCTGCAACAACAGCACCAGCACCTGCCCCTACAGCAGACTCTAAAGAGAAGCCACGTCCCAAAGTGATTACTCCAAAAGAGAAAGCCGAAAGAGCAGAGGCTAAAAAAGCAGAAGCTAAGAAAGCTGAAGCTAAACCAGAAGC